AATGCGCCCCAAGTGCCCTCTACCTTGTTGCGTTTCGACACCCATTCATAGCGATATGTGGCATCTACTCCCATGGGGTCATCCGTCCATGGTGCCGGGGGATTATCGTATTCAGCAACTGTGGGGACTTCCGGAACAGTGCCCGGATCTTCGGTTGCCGTACGCGTGAATATGTATTCTACACCTTCACCATCCACACCATCCTCGCCATTGAACGACCACTTCGCCCATAAGGACGCTGCTGAATATCCGCCCCAGTGTCCGCCTGTCTTATAACGTACGCAAGTCCATTCGTAGGGGCGCTCGTAGTTAGGGCCCGTAGGGTTGTTCGTCCAACCGCTCGGAACATATCCGTCCTCGTCGCTGGTAGACGGCGTATTCGGGGCCGTGTTGGAACTTGTGCGTTTGAATATCCATTCTACATCGGTTCCGTCGACACCCGGCGCTCCGTCGAACGAGAATTTTGCCCAAAGCGCAGGGTGTGTGAACTCGCCCCACGTGTCATTTACTTTCACACGCTTGCTTGCCCACTCATAAGGGTTGTCGCTATCGGGCCCGACGGCATCGTCCGTCCACACCTGCCCGTCCGAGGTTTCGGAGGACGAGGGAATGTAATCGTCCTGCTGCGCGGTGGGTGGCTGTGCAGGGGCTTTGTATTGCGATGTACGTGCGAAGATCCACTCGTAATCCTTGCCGTCCTTCCCATCGGATCCCGGTTCGCCCGATACGCGCTGAGGAGCAGACCATGATTTAACTTCTCCGTCGACAACGGTGCCGGTACACATCCATGTAGGACGTTGATCCGACATCGGGAGCGTCTCCGTAGTCCAGCCTTCGGGCGGTATTTTAAGCTCCGTAGGTTTCGCCGGTTCGTTCTCGGACTTTTTGAATATGCTGATTGTTTCGAGCACCCCGTATCCGCCTAAGTATACCCACTCCTCGGCATCCTTGCCGGGCTCGGTCTTTGTGCCGTCGACCAGACAGCGCCAGTGCCCGTTGTTCCAATATACGTCGTCGTTGCGGTTGTATGTTTCCGTGGCGCTCCACACTCCGCGGTCTATGATCGTGGGCACCTCTTCGCCGCCAGGCGTGAATTGCTGGATGACGCCCGACATATAGATGTTGTTCAGGTATGCCGAATATCCCGTCATGTTTATCCCGAATACGGACAGGTTTGACAGGTCGCCATATTGCGCGGCGATATTGGACGCAGTGAACTCCCAATCGGAAACTCCCGTTAAATAACGCTGGTATGTCCGGGTTTCGTAGCGGGAGGTCTGCCGATCCTCATTCGAGAAGGAGCCATAGCCCACGAAGGTCATCGCCGCCGCCGGATGATATTGGGTGGGGTAAGCTCCCGATACCGGGCGTAGTTGATACTTGAATGTCTTGTAAGTTGTAGTGTCCAGCTCCTCGGTGATGCGGAAATAGCAGGTGGCGAACCCGGCAAAGCGCCTGTTGCCACGTCCGTCGTCATAATCCGCGGTTGCATTCTCCGAAGTGTTCAAATTGTGGAAGATGCCCATGCATATATCCCCGACCCGAGGACTTCCGATTTCGCCTTCTTCGAGCTTGAGGGTGATGGTTTGGGCCGTGGTGTCGACGCTTTCGATGATCCCGGCACTTGGAGCATACCACGTATCGCCCATGGATATTTCGACACGGTTGTAGCGGAGTTCCGGCACCTCCAGGAATCCCCGAAGTTTCAGGCTCTGCATCTCTGCGTTCCCTTTCTTGTCAATCATGCCGCCCAAGCCTGTCATCCCGGATGCGAAGTTCCCGAACAGGGCACCGTCGTCAAAGGTCATTTTACCTTTGAATGTGTCCGGGAACTGTTTGCTGGCGAATTCCCATAGCGCACGCTTGGCGGAATAGGCATTGTAGTCTGCGGCGGCAGTGGAATCGTAGCGGGTGATAAGATAAATTGAAGCTCCCGATTCGGTAACGCCTATGCGCTGTGCGTACAGGTTTGCCTTCACCTCCGATTCAATGTTGCCGATACGGGAATATGCCGTATTGTCGCCTACCGTATATGTGGCGATATACTCATTATAGAGTTTCTTTTCGTATCCCTGGATGCGTGATAAGCGGCCGCTTTCTCCGAAGCGTGGATCCACAAGGCGAACCGCCTGTCCTGCATCGTAATTCTTTTTGTTTTCCTGACAGTATACGGGATTGGTTTCGCAGTCGTATACGTCCGTGTCGCTGCTGTGTTTCGCGGCATATGATTCTCCGGCCTTCAGAAGCTCCTTTTCAGCCTCCTCGATCCTTTCTTTAGGTAGTTTTACGCCCGTGATGACAAACGTATCTCCAGGCTCGGGATGCAGGCTTTCGTTGGGGATGATAAGCTGGCTTTCACCGGATGTCTCTACTTGCGCGATGATCTCGAACTTCTTGTCGAATCCATCCTCGGGTTTCCACGTCTCCGGTTTGTAGTTTATACTTAGCTCAAAATCCCGTCCCATAAGACTGCCGCTCGTAAAAGTTGCGCCCAGGGTTTCGCCTTCGATCATGTCCGAAGGCAGGAACGGCGTGTCTTTGCAGTACATGACATACGCCTTATCTGTTTGCCCTTCGATGATCTCCCGGTCTACGGTCTCAATGCTGGTGACCGTCTCCGTATTCTTGGGGTATATGTCATCGAAGAACACGACCTGCTCTACAATGTCGCTTCCCGAAATACCGGGTATTGCGTCGATATACCGCTGTCCGTCCGGCAGGCGAAGCCGAATTTCAGATACATGATTCGTTTCACCTCCTTGCGGAGCTTGCCCATAGTCGCTTGTGAGATTGCGAGTAGAGCCAAAGACGTAGAACCGGGTGCCGTAGCTCGAATCATCCCCTTTCTTTGCGGGAATGTTTTTCACTACATTCCCCTGTCTGAACTCTTCGGGAGATCCGAAGTCCAGTTTGCCAAAGCATAACGATACGAGGTCGCCGTTTTCCTCTGTCCACCATTCCGTCTCAAAGGTCTCGGCAATCGTATTGAGGATGTCCCAGCACTTATCGCCATTGAACGATACAAGCTTCGTAGCTTTAGGATTGTCAACGGTGATTGTGCCTACCTGCCAGTTTTCGCCTCCGAGCTGCTTGTTCATGTTGGCGACGATCAACGCCGCGAAGGATTCGAGGTCTGTGGTGTTGTGAAATACGGCTTCGGGATTGTCCCCACCCAGCCAGAAGCACACGAAACGCTTCATGTGGTTTTGCTGAGCCTCGAATTTGAGAGTGTATTTATAGCCGCCGGTCTTGTTGTCGAACTCCGGGCGCACCGTGGACATAATCTCGAACTTGCGGCCTTTATATGTGATGTAGGAACCACGAGCAAATGTCGTTGGTTCAAGGAGATTAAAGGGCAGCTCGATATAGTAGTCTCCCATGAGGACATATTTGATGATAGCCTCTTTGGTGACTGGCGCGTCCAATATTTCTGTTCCTGTCGGAGAGTAAATAATCATTTGCATCAAGGGCTCGGCGATTCCTCAAGCCTCTGTGCAAATGTGTGACTGTGCATTTTAATAACAATGGGGAGCTGTAAAAATATCAATAAAAAAGCAGGGATTTCTCCCTGCTTTAGTCATAATACAATGGCAGTATTAAATTACGTATGATTTTTACGGTTTTAACCATGTGCTCTGAGGCTTAACAATTAATCGGGCATTATTATAAGCCATTTTAAGCGTCAGACATGTGCGTGCGGTATATGTGTTATTTTCAATTTTATGTACAACCAATGCTAAATCAGGATTGGGGGAGTTGGGTGTTAAACATAGTGGCAACAATAGTTGAATCCTATTGCCATAGAATTGGGGCACCGCAGTTTTATAGTTCGTTCTCACTTTTTTACGAGCTTCATCAATAGCCCCTTCCAACCGGCGACGAATTTCAGCATCACCACTCCCTTGCATAGCAGCTGGGAAACGACTTAGGTTATCTTGGATGATATGATCTATATCAGGAATAAGTTCGCAGTTGGGATTAAAAAGCAAGTCTTCGGGTTTTTGAAAAAAATCTGCTATCTTGGGCAAAGATGATTTAAATGTTCGCAATAATGCACCATCGCTTTTTTTGCAAAAACATTTAAAAACATAGGGCGGAACTCCTTCACCTTGATTTTTATTTTTGAAGAAGAAGGCAAATATTTCTTCCAGGTTTTTAGTGACAAGCCCAGTATTGAAGCAGCAATACTCGTTATTGGCTGTAAAGCAGATTTTGTTTTCTGCTCTCAATTTTCGGAAGATGTGTTCTAAATAATTTTTCAGTATAGAGTGACTTTTTCTCTTGTCATCTGAAAAGTCCCACTCCTCTGGGTCGGCAAGATTTGTAGCCAAATCATCAATGCAACTTTGATATTTTGGGAAAATGGAGAATTTAAAAAGCTCTTGCTGGAAAAATTTATTTGCAGCCATAAATTTAGTGTAGTTAGTAGCTAAAAAAATTGAGCCCTAAAATAACTATTTAGGGCTCTATACAGTTGTTTTCATTTACACATTATACGGATAGACCCGTACGTCTATATCTTATTCGTGCTGCAAATATAATGCACGTATTAGCAAAATGCAAATTTTTCTCTGACTTTTTTACCCTCCTACACTACACCGTTAGGATGTAGTTAACTACACTTTGTAGTGAGGTTGGAAGGAAGGGAATAAAAACGCCCCGCATTTCTGCGAGGCGCCCCCAACGTGGTGTGGAAATAGTGGTATACGGGGGTTACTTTATCGGTGCCATCTTCTTTGGCGTTTGGACTACTTCGAATTGTCTTGCGAGGAAATCCAACCCTTTCTGCGTCACGAGGACTTTTATAACCGTGAACGATTCGTGGTTGTTGCGGTCTATTAACTTCTCCTTTAACTCGAAATAACCCCGGTTAATATACTCTTGCTTAGGCTCATTGCGATTGCAGAAGAATATACCGCGTTCACGGAGCCGTTGAAAGAGCGTGTTGCGGCCGAAGGGAAGGTTCAAAATCTTTGCCGCCTGCCCGACGTCGATCTTCTGGTCTGTGTCCAGTACTTTATCCATTAGTTCGGCTTTCGGGGCGAGCGCTGCGACCTGCTTGTGTGCCTGCTCCAACTGTTGCTTCTGGCGGGCTATAGTGTCATTGGCTACCAGCACGGCACGTGCCATTATCATTTCGGGCGTGTCCGTCTCTTTGGCCGACATGTATCCGCCAGTCTTGCGGATCGTGGGGAGAACTTCATCGCACACCCAGTCCTGGAACTGTTCGGCCTGCGGGAGCTTCGACCGCATGACAAGACGGTAAACGTCGGATTCGGGGATGTATTTTACATCCTGCATAACAGGTGTACCATATTGGTTTTGAACGGGGGTCACTAAAACAGTGACACCCTTACAATGCGTGGATATAGCATTTGCTGGTTTTGCATAGCCCAGTGATCTTGCTACATCATTCGCAAGAAACATCGGCTTATTTTCGTCGGACATAATAATACGTACGCGCCCGAACTGTTCATTATTGAAGATTTGTATATTGTTCATAGTTGTTGGTCTATTTACATTGTGCGACATTCATCCCGCGGCCCATCTTGACCAGAATAAACGGGTCGATCTCTTTGATTTTGTTGCGGGGTGATTTTTCAGCGCCCAGCAATTCAAGATAGTAACCTTGTAGTTTGATATAGGCGTCCATTAGGTTGGAATAGCGCTCTTCGGCTTTGAAGTAGGCGCTTTCGAAATCTTGCGCTTTTCGCTCGGCTTCGATGCAGCGAGTTTGATAATCCGTTTCCGGAAGCGATTGTTTTTTCATTGGTGATAGACATTTAATTTAAATGCAACAAAAAACAGCAGTGTTGCTACCTGCTGTCTATCACCACAAAGGCTGCCGCCTCATTACAAGAACGGCACAGGGCATCACTGCTGTAAATTATAGTACGGGCATAAAAAATGCCGAATAAATCGGCCGCTTTCGCGCCCTTGTGGTATGATAGACAATACAAATATATATAATTATTTTTGAATTACAAGGGCTTTTGCACTATTTTTTATATCAGGAGTAAATTTTACTTTCAAAATTTGGCGGGGGGGGGAATTTTATAATTTTGCGGCACTAACCAATACAATTAGAAATATGAAAAAGTTTTTACTCTTATGTATAGCCATTGCCTCGATGGCTTTTATTGCTTGTTCTAAAGATAAAGAGAATAATAACCTACCTTCTAAAGTCGAAAAAGACATCCTACAAGTCCTTGATGGTAAGTTTGTCGGATCACTATATAGTCCTGTTACTAATACTACTGAAACAGAAGAAATAACATTTACTCCATATTCGTCAGCCCAAGAAAAAGTGTCTGTAATTGATGGTCGAATTGTTGTTTATGGGACAGCTCATCTTGTTGAATATTTTAATGACCATTTACTTGAAATAAAGGAAAACTGCTATTACTCCGTTAGTGTAAATAATAGTGATGCTATTATTTCGTTTTACTCCTATTCAGAAAGTGGCGAGATTAATGGAAGAGAAGATAAACGTATAATATCCATAGAATCAGATAATTCATTTAAAATGCGAAAGTATGGGTTAACTGAAAATAACGACAAGACTTTTATCAAAAAATAAGTTGCTAAAACATTATTTTTGGCGAATTCGCCAAAATTTAAAATAAGCCGAGGCAAATGCCTCGGTTTTTTATTTGTGCCATCCAACGCAACGCATAAATTTACTATCTTTGTGACGCGACGATACCCAGCAAGAATTAACGGCGGCTAAATATTTGGAACCGAGAGATAAAGACATGGAACTACAACCTATACAAAGCAAGATATATGAGATACGGGGGCAGCGGGTGATGCTGGACTTCGATTTGGCGGAACTCTATCAAGTGGAGACAAAACGACTGAAAGAAGCCGTAAGGCGCAATATCGAGCGTTTCGAGGGCGACGATTTCATGTTCGAACTCTCGGAAAAAGAATATGAGATTTTGAGGACGCAAATTGCGACCTCAAGTCTAACATCACAAAATGCGTCCTCAAATTGGGGTGGCCGTCGCTATATGCCATTCGCCTTTTCTGAAATGGGAGTGGCTATGCTTTCGAGTGTCTTGCGTAGCGATACAGCGATACGGGTAAATAGGGCAATTATGCGGGCTTTCGTGGCAATGCGACAGATGCTTACAAATCCTCCCGTGGATCGGGTGGCAGAACTTCAAGGAGAAGTATTGAAACTCAAAGAGTACGTAGAAGAAGTATTCAAAGACCAAAATGACATTAACGAAGATACTCGGATGCAACTCGAGTTGGTTAGTGAAACTTTGGCGGAACTTCAAGCCGGGAATAAAGCCACGGAACCAAGGCGGACTGCCGGATATCACCCCAGTTATATGCAGCAGCCATAGGTTGTGAAGTTGGGGACTTCTTTGATAACTCTGGTGATTTCGTCGCCTTTGTGCGTCGTCAGAGGGAAACATTCACATTCGACAGTGAGAAAGCGCTGATCGACTATGTGGAGGAGTTGAAAGAAAATGTAAGTAAATTAGAAGTAAAATAAATATTGAAATAAATGGACAGGTTATTAAAGTCAATTTACGGATCGGATAAGACACCTCTAAAATTAGGTGATCTTGAAATACCATGTTATGTATTAGAGGACGGAACACGTGTATTTTCCGGACGCGGTGTTCAGAAGGCAATAGGGTATGACAGCAAAAGCGGACAGTGGATGAAGAGTTTTTGCAATATAAAAGGACTATCTCCATATTTTTATGCCGGGGATCAAAGTATAGCAGAGCGCCTTTCTAATCCTATAAAGTTCAAACGCGTCGATGCAGGTGGCTCGCAATCAGATACTAACGGATATGAAGTAACTTTGCTTGTCGATATTTGTTCTATCATAATAGATGCAAATCGTGCCGGCGATTTCGATGATACGAAGATCGTTCGCAATGCGGATATCATTATTCGCTCCGTTGCAAAAGTCGGTATTATAGCCCTCGTTGACGAGGTAACCGGATACCAACAGGATAAGAATAGGGCGAAAGATGAACTTCAAAAGTTCTTAGCACAATTTATTTCGGACGAGGCAAGCCGTTGGGTAAAAACTTTTAACGATTCATTCTTTGAAATGATATATAGGATGCACGGATGGAGTTGGACGTTAACACATAGGCGGCCTGGCGTTGTTGGTAAATGGATTAACGATATTGTCTATGAACGTTTGGCTCCAGTGATATTAACCGAACTTCAAAAAGTCAACCCGAAAACAGACAAAGGAACGCGAAAAGACCGTCATCACCAGCATTTAACCGAAGATGTGGGCCGCCCGAAACTGAAAGAGCATTTAGCGGCTGTTGAAGCATTGGGACGGGCATCGGGGTATAATTGGGCTAAATTTATGCAAATGCTTAACGCCGCATTTCCGAAACAATACCAACAGTTAGATTTGCTTTTTCCGGATGATGTAAGGGTTGAGAATGGCGAATAGATGCAAAGTCGTAAATACAAAGACGAGGGGTGGTGAAAATCACTCCTCGCTTTTTTGGATATTCCAATTTGAAATTGTAAATTTGATTTACTAACTCACTAAAATTTATTGTATGAAGAAGTATTTACTACTGTTATTATTCGCTGTTTTATGCGCTTATGCCAAAGCACAAAACTCGCCGCGATACCAAGGCGAGGTGAACATTGGTTATGGTTTCGGGATGGGTGATTATCAAATGGATAGATTTTATATTGAAACTATACATGGTGCCCGAATTATTCCTAATCTTTTTTTAGGTGCAGGCGCTGGATTGGCATTATTAGATAATGGGCACGCAACAATTCCCGTATTTGCAGATATAAAAGGATACCTAACTAAAAGCAAAATAGCACCGTATATATTTGCTAATCTCGGATATGGTTTTGGCGATGAAAAAGGATTTTATGGAGCCGGCGGTTTGGGTGTTGATTTTTCTGTGGCCCCGACATTAGGTGTTTTTATAAATATCGGGTATCAATCTTTGGGTATCGCCGACAATATCCAAGAAAACGGCACTTACGGCCCATCTAATATGGGCGCATTCTTAATACAAGCGGGATTTAGATTTTAATATTTTATTTGGTTTGATTGTCCCCGAATTCGGAGACTTATGTGGTTAAATTTGTTATAATAGTGCTATATGAAGAAAATTTGGTTCTCCTTGTTAGTTGTATTAGCAACAACCGTTGTTGCTCAGGATAGGATAGATGAGAAACCTACATCACTAACATATAAATCGAAGGAAATAAGATATGCTTTATTTTGGGAGCGTAATCCTAAAAAAGGGAAATGGGAGAGTAGAATAAACACAGATCGCCCATATTATGGAGAAGGGAAATTTAGCTCAAATTTTAATTCAATATTTTTCGGCAAAATTGATAGTTTAACATTTTTATTTATCGATTATTGGGATGGACGATTTAAATATCCCAATTTGAAATTAGAATGGACTTATTATAAGTCGCTAAAATCTGCATTAATTACGGATTCAGATTATGAGGCGATGAAGAATATACAATATGGAGAAACACTTAAAATATTTTCTAAATTTACGGATTATGCATTTAAAGGAGATGTAGGATATTCATTCTCAGTATTTTTAGATGATATAAAGCGTAGTTATTCATCTTTTATAAAAGATATTGAACAAGGATATGAGTTGTACCTTACGAGCCTAATTATGACTATAAAACGAGTTAAAAGTGAGGGTAAAGACGTGGTTAGATTTCGGGTATATCCCGATGCCAACTATAAACTGATTGATTCATGTTATTTTGAAATCCCATATAATGATTTTCAAGTTCTATTTAAATCTGATTCTCGCCTTAGATATAAGTAAAAATAGGGGTTCATCGGGGTGTAACACTTTTATCTTTATAACACAATAACAGTTCCATCCTTATTTACCGAATACTCCCCGCTGATATTTACGATATTCAGCACGGCGTAGTCTTTTGCATTGATCTGGGCTCGTGCGCCGTGCATCAATATGATTGTATGTGTGAATTTAGCCCCGGAAGCCTCGATAGTGGCCTTCGTATCACCGACCAGGCATACATATTCTTTGCCCTTTAGCGTGATGTCGCCAGCGTCGACATATACTTCCAATCCTTGAAGATTGCTTCGGTTTTCCCTGAACACTTCGATCGAGGGGAAGTTGTGGTCTTGGCAGAACTCGATCCCTTGTGGGGTAAACATCAGTTTGATTAGCTCGGGGAAGTCTTGGACGCGGTTTATCTTTTTACAAGCGCCCGTTTGTAGTGCCATCGCCCGTATGGCATCTACACTCTTATTGTGTTGGGTTGTCATATATTTTCTGTTTCTGCGACCCTGTTTGCCGGGTTGGGTTCATTGAATTTTACTGTCAGTCGTGAGGTGGTAAGGTCTGCGGACATCATGTAGCTGCCGGAATTGCCCATGTAGGTCAAATGGTAAATATCCGCAGATATTGAAGGGACGCTGATGTCCATTTTGCCTCTTTTTAGTAGTTCTATAAAACTGTTGTAGTTCGCCGTGTGCTCTGCGAGCGTGTCACCGAAGATCACGAATGTTAGCGTCAGATCGCGGGCGGCAACTTTCGGTTCTTCGGGGTAAATTACCTGCTTGCCATTCTTTTTGGGGTCATCATTCTCTACAAAATCTTTGAGGCTTGCCGGCGTTCTCAGACTTGCAATGAAACCCGATCCCATTGTGATACCCATTGCATAGGCATCGTAGCCGTTTATGAGTAAATCCCTTTTCATTTTCTTTCGTTTAATGCTTTGACTAAATAAGATTGTGCGGTGTCCAGGACATCGTAGCCTTTTGAGCTGACGAAAGAAGCGTAAAACATGCCATCGGCAAATACAATGCTGGTTCCCGACTTGTTGACTTCATCGAGCCACTTTTTGATCGCTTCGGCAGCTTCATCACCGTAATTCATTCCGCTTATATACCGCCGCTTCTCCTTGCCGTCGTAGGTTACAACATATCCGAGGGAGCTGCGAAGGTTCCATGTATGGTTCCGATAATTGGCTTCGACCTGTTGGAGTTTTACGGCCTCTCGCGCCTTCTCATCCATGAAATCCACGACCTCACCTTGAATGCCGTCGATGAACTTGCTTAGGTCTGATATGTCTTTTTCAATCTTCATGGTTACAATTCACTCGTGTTACGTTTAATCGCCGCAATATCTTCTTGGATGCCTTGTAAGGCAACTCTCATGGCTGCTGTATTGCCGTTTATTTCCACAATTTCCATGTAGGTCATCACAGCATATCGGAGCAGCTCATTATTTACCTGTACGCTTGCGTACATGGCTGTTTCAATATTGGCCATAGACGTTAAAAGACCGATTATTGATTGCGTCTGCGCCATTACATAGCCGCGGATGTCGGTTACTTTGCCTTGGATGTCGGTGAAGCGGCCGTTCAGTTCATCTCCGGTATCTTGGGACATAGCCTGAAAACCTCGGGAAGTTGCTTGTTGACTTGATACTCCTGTCAATCCCATTAAATCCTTAATTTCGTCTGGCAATATATCTATTCCCTCTTTTAATTTAGTCACCAAGCCGTTAAGCCCTTCGGCAAACCCCGGCAAACTATTTATTACAGCCTCAATTCCTTGAAATTCTCCATCTTTAAACCATTCACTTTTTAGTTCATCAAGCATAGCGCCTATTGGCTCTTCAAGAAGGCTGGTAATGAGCATTCGTTTAACGATATCGGCGACGATTTCGTCTACCTTTTCACCCCAGGCCTTAGCGGCGTCCTCACCTTCTAAAAACGCTTCTATGAAGGCATCGCCAAGCTCTTTTGCAATATCTTCTGCCGTGCCGCCGATAATAGTTTCTACAACCTCATTTATTACTTCAGCAGCTTCTTCTCCAAGTTCTTGAATTTGACGTTCCCATTCTTTTATCTTTGATTTGTCCGGTTTTTTCTTGTCGTTCTCTGCATTAATCTGCTTTTGAAGCAACAACTGCTGTTCTGCAAGATTGTTAAGTTTATCTCGGGTATCACTAAACTTATTTTCCCCCAGAAGATTGCTGTCTGTATATTTAAGGTTTGAATAGGCATCTGCTATACTTTTGATTGCCTTTTCTTCTATTTTAGCCGCGTTGATTCGCTTAACGATGGCTTCCCCAAAGGGGCTTAGTTTTCCGTATGCGCTCAATATCGCTTTCGTCGCATCATTATAAGCGTCTTTTACCTTCTGAATAGCATTAAAAGAATTTTCTTGGAGCCGAATTGCATTGGCATTATCCAATTCCCATTGCAGTTGCTCAATTCTACCTTGCAGTCGGTCTATTTCCGCTTGTTTTTCATCATCATTATTAAATAGGCTGGCTATTTTAGTTGCTATTGTCAATACCGCTTGAATGATAGCAAGAATAACGGATGCTCGCTCAACAGCTTTGATCGCACTGGCGGCGGTTGTTGATGTCGTTGTAATAGCTGCCGCCGACGATTCAGTAAGAGTGACAATGCTGCTAATCATACTGGCTGCATTAGTTGCAATTTCGCCCGCCGCACTAATGACTTCGCCAGTAGTGCCCCCAACGGCATCACCAATACCCTCGAATCCATCTGCAATATCACCGAGTGTCCTCTCTAATCGCTGCCATTTCTTGATCGCATTATCTTTGGGGGCTAATTTTGTACTCGAAGCAGCTTTATCTACTGCATTAATTTTTGCTTGCGTCTGATTGATCTCACCGCGCAATTTCTGTCCTTGGGCACTATCTGATGAATCGAGGGCATTATATTCGGATTCAAGCGTTTGCATCGATGCCTCCAGCTCTGCTTTCAGGGCGGATAATTCATCCTTGGTCTTGCCTGTCAATTCTCGTACCCATTGCCCGGCTTGTACTTCAATTTCTGCTACGGCAGCATCTCGTTCGGCTTCAAGTGCCTTCCGCTCTCCAATGCTGCCAGCATTTTCGATCTTGCGGTCGTAAATGTCTTTTGTAGCTTGCAATTTTTCCCGGAAGGTTCCGTACTCTTTCAAATACTCATTCCAAGACTGTATATTCTTATTGATTGTAGATGCCAACCCTTCGGGGCTTATCGAAATAGAAGAAACGCTTGCCCGTTCTTCAGTACGCTGGGCATTATTGGCATCGTTCAAGGCTTTTATTTGGGCTTGCTGCCCCTTGGTCAATTCCCCACCTTGCAACTCCCTGATGCGCTCCTCTGCCTCCTGTATGGCACGGGCGCGTTTCTGGTAGTCAAGGTCGATTTGGGCGAGTTTCCTGGCCGTGCCCTCCTTCATGGAATCTACCTCCGCTTGCAATGCATCGTCCCGGAGCTTTTGCAGTTGCTTGTCGAGTTCCTTTAGGTTGCGCTCTTGATCGGATGCGGCTTTTTCTGCTGCGCTTTTGGCCTCTTGGCGGGCTTTTTTCCATTCTGCGTTAAGTTCGGCGGGGGTTTTCCCTACAAATAATTTTTCTGCAACAGGAACCAACTGGGCATTTGTTTTATCTACCGAGTTGACATATTCTCTTACATTGGAATCATATTCTTTTTCAATTTTATCCCACAGGTCTTTACCCCCGGACAGTTTTTGCAATTCAGTTTTTAGATTGTCGGTAGCTTCCCATACACTTTCTTTGGCGGCATTGAAATATCTCAATCCTGCTCCAAGTTGTTCTTTGCTTATCTCTCCAGTCTTGTATTTTTTTAATAGTTTTTGCTGATTATTCCATGCATCTTCATAATCTTTATAGGCACTTACATAGTCTATATACGCATTGCCAGTTGCTTCAAGCAGATTTATATTTTCTTGATTTTCGGTAATAATTTTTTCTGCTGCTTTCGCCTTTGCGACCTCGATAATTGCGTCGCGCAGGTTTTCATAAGCACCGACAGCATTCCCGACCATAACCTGTTCCGCAGCCATATTGCCGAAGTAAGCGGGGTATATGTCTTGCAGTTTTTTGACCGCTTCGGCTCTTTCTTCATAGGGCCTGGAAAGGTCTGTCGCAGCCCTATACAGCAGGTTCAATTTGGTTAATTCGGATTGAGCCGACACCGAACCTTGAGCCATAGCGGAATTAAAGCGTTCGAGTGCAGCGGCAGAGGCGTCTATCGTCGTTTTACCTTTGAACAGCGACGCTACCCAGTTGGTTATCTCCTTGCCGTAAAGGGTAAGCACGGTTACGCCGGCCACAAGCAGGGTTTGCCAGGAGAAGATCGACGATGCAATCTGTTTCCATACGGGCGTGAAGGTTTGCCCGGCTTTCTTCAATTCATCAACCGATTTCTTCGCCCGTGCTATTTCATCGGCCAGCATCGGCAGGTTGTTGGATATGGCGGAAAAGAATATTTGCGGGCCATATGCCAGCGACGGCAACTCGCGGGCAACTTGCTGAATTTGGAATCCCAGCATATTGAATCCAGAGGCGTAATTGCCGACATTGCGAGTATGGACGCCCATTGACGCATCCAGTTCTTTAACTTTTGCGTCAAGGCCTTCTATATTTTTAAGTAGGTTTTGTCCCCAGTTGCTACCGCGTTCGCTTTCATTCAGAGAGCGGTAGATAGTCCGCATTCTGCCCAGAGCCTGCGACACCTCGTCAATAGACCCTCTGGCAACCTGCTCTAATTTGATTTGGTTGGCGAGTTCTTGTCTTGCGCGGGATAGGGCTTGCTTATACTCTTCAATCGAAACGGAGGCATTAAGACGGCTTGCTTTTTGGTCTTGAGTGAGTTTTATGCCGCTGCTTTCTGTTTTGTTAAGATCGATGATTTTTGATTTAAGCCGTTTTATCTGCGCTTCGTATTGGGATATTAATGCGACATTCTCCCGTTTTGAGGCATTGACTGCTCTAAGCTCTTCAATAAGTTCATGATATGCCGCAGTTTCGGCCTGGGTAGCCGCTGTTCCTGGCGTAGAGCTGCCGCCAGCAGTTCCAGTCGTGGCCGAGGCAGTAGCCTTGGACGCCGCATCCATTGCCTGCTGCTCCATCTGGGCGATCTTGCGCATTGTCTGCTCGACACGCGCCTCCATCTCGCCAATTTTACGGTTTATGACGTCGAATTCCTTTGTACTGTCCGGGATTTCGGCCAGTACCTGCCGCAACCGCTCAAGCATGGTAATAAAACTCTTGAGTTTATCGGTTTCCGCGTTTATTTTGAATGATAATGCGCTCATTGCTGCTCTTTATTGCCTCTTTTCTTATTGTTTCTTCTCCGGGCCATATCGGCGCCCGATCCCCGCACTATTTTTTCCTCGTCCCCTACGAGCGTGCGCACCTTGTCGGTCATCATGAGTAGCATGGTAGGGTAGTTTATGCCTTGGAAGGCTTCGTTGTAGGAGATGTTCAATTGATCCATCATCGTTGCAATAATGCCCGTTATCGTATTATTCCCGACGGTTTCAGACACTGTTTTCCGGCGTGTTTTGTCGATCTTCACCGAATCGAACAAGTCTTTGCCCGATACGATGTCGGCTATTTTCATGGTCGCGGCGGAAATCTCTTCACAGGTGGCATACCGCTTGGCGTACCACAGGAATAGTTTTTGGCACCATGAGCGCCGAAAAAGCAGCTTGGATATTGTTTCCATGGAATATTTTTGCCTTCCAGAGATTGAAACGTCTATTTTCCCTCCGGCGAATGCCCTTGCCAAATCCTTCACGAACGGTTGGTATACCCGGAATTTCAGCACCCCGAGCTTTACCGACGCATGATGCGTATTCAGCAATGACCTGGCGACAATATCCGCCGATTTACTCATGGTCTTTGGATATTGTTGCGGACAATCCCTCCATTACGGCTGCAACCGAGGCAATATCCTCAAGGGGTATCATCAGCAGTATTTTCTGATAACAGTCGAACAACTCGTTGAATGTGCCCCGCTTCATGAATCTGCGGCGTAAAAACCACACCCTGACACCCGCGAATATGTTGCGGCTGCCGACAACCGCCAAGGCTATACTATGCGCCATCGCCGATATACATGCCTTACTCTCGTCCGGATCTTTGTTGACATCCCGCGCCGTCATGATGCGCGTTGCCGTCATGGGGGACATCTTGTATACAGTGTATCCCTTCGATGCTATGCGGATACTGATAAACTCCAATTTCATAAGATTGATTTTAAGAAATAGGGGTGAGGGGCACACGCCTCCCACCCCTGGACTGCTGATGGCTTGGAGGTTTTTATTCGACGTCCACCTCCGAAGAATCGAACCAATATTCCGACGAGACCGCCGTGTTGTCTGGTTCCAGGGCAGCAGCTGCTACACCGATACCTACGGCTCCCTCATTATTGGTGTTACGGGCGATAACCGAGGCCTTCGGAAAGACGCAATACTGGTTGTCTTCCGTCAGGGCGATCATGCATTTTTCAATGCGCGTGACGCCTCGCGCACGTTTCCATGACGTCTCCGACCCCGTGCCGCCCATGAAAGCCGCCTTGGTTTCATAGTCGTATTGCCCGATGGTAAACGACATCTGAATGTTACCCATTTCGGTGTCTTGGCGATATACGCCATTGGTGAGTTGATTCCTGTACTCCGTCGTAGACGGCTCCTCCTCTTCGATGCTCCATGTGTCTTGGTGGATGTTCTCCACCTGTTTCGTGCTGACATCTTTAATGATGGTTGCCAGAAGGGTACCCGTAAGATCTCCTGTGACCTTCGCGGGGTCTGCATAATACAGCTTCTTGATTCCTACTGCTATTACTTTTGCCATTGTTTTAGTTGTTTTTAATGTTTAATACTCTGAATAGTACTCTGATGTAGATATAGTGGCATCCGAGGTTTACATCTTCTTCGCGGCCGATATTCTCATACCTGTACCTGTATGCGGATCCGTCGTAAGTACCGTATGTCCATTCTTTGAACCTCGCCTTGGCTGCCCGTTCGAGTTCGTCCAGCCGTTTTAGGTTCGCTTCTCCCTTGATGTCGGGGACGCACAGGTTTACAGCAACAAAGCAATTTTCCCAATACGTGTCCGGCGTCTGCTCGGGTGGTGTGATGACGACGATACGCTCTCTATCGACTTTCCCCTCGGGGATCGCCCATGAAGTGTGCATGTCTTTTATCCCAACCCCCTTACACGCCGAGAACAGTATGTTACGCGCGTCTCCCGTTGTAATCATATCCAAAGGTCTGAAGCGTTGAAATAGTTGTTTACCTTGGCTATTGCCACAGAGCCTTCGCCCCGTACTGTGCCGGTCGCCTTGTCAATGCATTTCACGTAACCTCCTTTGGGTACTCCTCTCCCTTCGTAGACGATGTGGTATTTCGATTGGCGCACCTCCCCGTTCTCTGATACAAGGCGGACGGTTGTGTCGTCGTCGCAACGACAATCACCTATTTCCTGCCATGCATCATTTTCGGACATAGCTATCGGACGTCCCAGTTCGTCGTATTGTTTGGGAGGATCGATCCTCAAATAGAGTATGTGGGGCGCGAAATACATATTACCACAAGTTCGAAGCATCCTTTATCGAGGACAGGCCAATAGAGCTGCTCAATTCTTCGCCGGGCGTGATGCCATATTGCCGAAGCATCAGTTGTGCCCGTTGCTTCATGGCGCTTTCAGACCAGGACACCGAATGCCCGTTTTCGCTTACCGACAGAGGGTGCATTATCAGGCTGTCGATGAATTCGGATACGCGCTTGGCGATTAGTTGTTGCTGATGGTCGCTACCCGCCAGGGAGTTGGGATCGTAACCCCATTCCCTGGCGAAGCGGCGAACGCCATAGTCGGAGATGGTTCCGACCATGCTGAACTCCTGATGTATGCATTCTGCGACCGTCATGCACTCCTACGATTCTACACTCAGCGAGTAAATACCGTTGATTTCGGTAATGACGGGCAAAGAGATGGATTGCGCCTTCGTGAACTCCACGCCGTTCGAGTTATCCGTCTCGCCTTTGCCCCACTGCGAGATGCGGATGCGTCCGTAGTTGGAGTAGGCAACTCCCGGCTCGGGGCGAAGCTCGTTGTCTGCGTAGGCGTTTTTGATAACGCCGAGACGACCCTCCGGCACGAATACGAGGCTCTTGTCATTCCACGGTTTGTATTCGCGGATCTTGCCATTGTCCTGAATGCGCGTCATCCGTCGGATCACCTCGAATACGGGCAATCCGTTCGACCGCATGAACTCGTTTAGGTTGGCCAGCAGAAGTGGTGACGATGATTTGTCCGTGCCGAAGATGACCTGCTTCATCTTCTTGCTGCGCAGGATGTACGAAAGCCGCTTTTGATCCAGAAGGATGCGGTCGAAGGTCACCTTCTCCTGAGCCGCATCGACAATGCCTTGGATATCCTCGAATACATCGACCGTGTTGATGTTGCCCTCCGTCCACTGTGTATCTGCTGTGGCGATGTTTTCTTGCGGCATGCCATAGTCGATATCGCCTCGCACACCTCCTTCGGGGTTGTTTTCCTGAGTGAATGAAAATACCCCTTTGTTCGAGAGGGCACCCAAGAAGATGATGTCTATTTTGGCCTGTACGGATTCCACGACCCGTTCAACGCCGCCCCACATGAGGTTTACGAGCTGCTGTTTCTTTGCCTGATCTGAGATCATGCGTGAATCCAGCAGCTGAAGTACCTTCCGATAGTCTTCAATGGGCATCGGTAGGGTCATTTGGTGAATGAGGACTTTCTTGGCTATTGTAGCCAGGCCTTCAGTTCCCATAATGGGTTCCTTGCCTTTCGAATCCAAGGTGGCAGCTGCTACGCCCAGATTATACGATCCGATGATCTCTTCGAAATTGAACCCTACCGTGGGAGTATCCCACTCCAAAAAACGCTCGTAGACATTTTGGTCGAACAAGCGCTTGCGCAGTTCAGATGCTGCGTCGATGCGAGCTTGCACCTGCTTGGTCAGCTCGCTGAAAATAGAAGAATAATATACTTCGCTCATTGTTTACCTGTCTTTTACTGTCTGATGTACTTGATTTCAGGGTTGTTTTTCATACTGTAGCCTTGCAGCCAAGTCTCGGGGATGGGGTATGCTACATCCTTGAGGATTCGCGCCCCATAAGCTGCCGAGACAGTCGGAAATCCATTGGCCTTGGTGTATTCCTTTGTCGTTTCGATGACGGCGTCCGGAATTTCATCCCCTCCGAGCAGATCAGCGCCTGCTACTGCTTCTGTCATTGCTGCGCTTAGTGTGATCTCGTCGTATGATTCGTTGGCGGTGCTTATGCTCTTGATGGTTCCGGAGGAAGCGCCTACTTTGACGGTATCGTTGATCTGGAACATAGAGCCCTTGATGACATGCGGTTTGGTTGTGGTACCGCCCTCTACGATTCGTGCCGATTTGCAGATGGTGCACTCCATGCTCTCGAAATCGAGTTTGATAGGCGTCCCCTCTTTGAGTATCGTGCCTTCCGGATAGGTGCCCTTCACGGCGAAATCACCCGGCAGCACTTCGCGCTCTCCGCGCCAGAATACCGGGAACCCGCCCTTAACTTGTGTCTTTTCGAATTTAATAGCCATGTTTGTTGTTGTTTTTATTTTGCATCCGGCAGATTTTCAGCCCACATTTTGGCCTCCTCTTTGCTTTGAGCCTCAGATGTGGAGAAGGGGAATGCCGTTTCCTGCCCCTCAAGCCCTGCGGCAACGAATCGCGTCTGGAGTGCTGCGAACTTCTCTTTGAGCTTCGCTTCGTCCGGATTTTCCTCGCTCATTGCAGATGCGAGGTTTAGGATATCATCCAATGCCGATTCGTTGATATTTGCCGCCTTGGCCGCTGTGCGCAGCAATGAATCCCGTTCGGCCTTTACACGCGCTGCTTCCAAGGCATCGTACTTTGCTTTTACAGCATTTTCACGCTCTTCCTGCTGGCGTTTGTAGGCTTTGAACCATTCGGGCTCTTCGCTACTGGGAGTAGTATTCGCCTGCCGCTCCCCTGTGGCAGGTTGCTCGATAGGCTTCCCGTCTTTGAGGTTATGCCGCTTCTCGTAGTTCTTGACTGCGGTCTGCTGCGCATCCCCTGCACGGTAGTCGCCGTAGCTGGTTAACACGTCCTGAAAGCCAATCCCCTCTGCTATGGTAGGTAATTGCGCTTCGTCCGTTACATTCTCTGACTTCTTCGTTGCGATTCGGTCGAGGATCGCATTGTCCACCCCCGCAAATTTGGTTTGGAGCAGTGCTAAAAGTTTTTCTTTCATATTATTTTAATTAATCTCTGTTGCAAAGATTTCGACGGGCATTTTAATAACAATGGGCAGGACGGAAATTTATACTTTTTTTGTACGGTAATTCAAAGCCTCTTTTATGCATTCAGATATCCAGCCGACCAAATAACAGAATGGCTCTTGGTTACTGCAATCAATGCGTCCACCGATATAATCGAATATCTCCATAGCCGCATGTGTAGATTCGTGGCAAACGTACTGGATATTTTGAGCGTTCGCCTTTGTGGCGAACCTGATAAGAACTCCACCCCTTTTATTTGTGATGTCGTATGTACTCTGCGTATCCGCCGCAGATGTGTCGTCCATATCTGTTATATTTTCAAACCTATCGCTTATTGCAGATGCGCTTTTTTCACCTATCACCACCCAAATTAACCGAGGATAAATTTGCGGATCAAATTGATGTATAATAGCCTTCATTGTCCTAAAAGTTTTATTCAGCCGAGGTGTTGATGCTTGAATTCTCGTCTTTTTTGGTCGAAAGGTTTGTTTTTGCATCCTGGTAAATGCTTGTGGCAGAGGCTTCTTTCATTTGCCTAATTCTTTCGATTTCCTCTTGGTAATTATCTGCAACACCCATTAATTTTACAGATTCCTCAAGTGAAAGCACTCCATCTGCATAGGCTTTCCCTATGGATTGCCACCTTGCAGTAATGTCTTCGTTGAAGGGCTCCGAAAATTCATGCTCGATCTTGAGGGTGGCGAGTTTGTCTCTCATATGGATATGAGTTACATTCATCATAATCGCCAAAATTAGGTTCTTTTCCCGGTCGACGAGTTCGTCATATATCTCTTTTCGATTATCACGCTTGATATATCCGAGAACCATTGCGCGCTTAATGGCTTCACCGGACAAAGTCCCCAATCCGACCATTTTCTCTGGAGTGAACTCCGGAGTGAAAGTATCGAAAAGTATAGATTCTTTTAAATCCGACTTTTCCTGTTGCCTCGTTTCAGACGACATAGGTGGATTAAGGTATTCAAACCGATCATCTTTGCTTGACAGCTTGATCCCCTTTCCGGGGGAATCAGCTTTGGGAAGACTTTTGATAACCTCTGCGGTGGCAATGAACATTGGATCCGCAAAGTAATTGTTGGTGTCTGCGGTTTTTGAGTCAATACTTTCTTCCCGATCAATTCGGGGCTGCAATCCATCCCATGCCGTATTTTGCTTGTAATAAATGATGTTAATTTTACCAGTTGGATTAAGCACTGGGGTCACATCCCAACCTATTTTGGCTTTTCTGCCCCGGAATATAAAAGTGGGTGTATGAATGTCGAAATGCTCTACTGTTCCGGCGCCCTCCTTCAAATAATACCCACATCCAAATGCGAGGAGGTTACCATATTGGTCGAACATGGGGCGCAAGGTATATCCGTTAGACTTCGACAGCACAACTATTTTCACCCAAGGAAGCCCCGTTGCCTCGTCCCTGTAAATGTGATACAGCTTTGCACTTTGGGTTTCGGCTCCGGCCAGCCGTTTAGCCTGTCGCATCTTACTGTCGAATCGTATTTCTCGAAGGAATTGTTTGTAAGCCGAAAATGCATCGGCATCACCGGATTCGTCGGATACCTTCCATTTTATCGGATTTCCAAGCAGGAAGAACAATTCCACCTCATTTATATAGCGTTGACGAGTGCGGGGCAATTTCTCCGTGCGGTAATCTTCCTGTCCCTTCCTCGTTTTGTCTCGACGCCCCATTACGGCGTGGGATTTTGGATTGTATTCGCACAGGGCCTTGGACACTTCGACATCATGATCTTCCATCAAAGACATAGCCCGGCTGATGTCTTTTGCCTTGATAAGCTCCATTAAATCCCGCTCAACACCTAATGCATTGAGCGTTTTATTTTGGAAAAATGTAAAAAGGCGATCTAAAAAGTTCATTGTTTACCAAATATTAATATCACTTAAATCATCGTCTTGTATCGGTGTGCTGCGCTTTTCAAAGCATCCGGTCAGCGCATCGGGGGCATCGTCATGCGCATTGCCCCCTTCTTTCATGTATCCCATAATGGCCTGATAGAATTCCGGCCACCTTTTGTCCCAATTTGTCGGGAAAAATGTCATGTTGTTGACGTCTGCCGACTTGGTAAATATGCGCACCTGCTTATTATCGGTCTGGCAAAAGCAACTAACCGTTGTGTGGGTAATGTTCATCTGGCGAAGGATGCGTTCTACATTGCGCGCAAAGCCCCGCCCTCCGTTATTGCTTTCAATATTAGCCCATTCCGTCCTGTTCCTTGCAAGCATTTCGGCCGTCTTGGGTTCGGTATACTCCATGGGCTTTTTTGTGTAGAGCACATCGGTCACATAATTTCCCTCGGGTAATTCGTCGTAACATATCGAACATAGATAGTCGCTTCCCGTATCTGCTGTATCGGTGTAATTCTTATGCGTGCAATCTTTGGAGTAGGGGATAACGTCGTATGTTCGGAATTCACGATACATTAATCCCTCAAGAGGCTTGGGATTCTGCATGTACTGGGTCTCAAATATGAAGGGATCCGCTTCTTGGTATCGCTTTAATTTATCAAGCGCGAACCGATCCTCCCAAAGTGCACGTTCGGTAGGTAGCCCTGCATCTAAGATTGCGGGGAATTTGACAACATCCCATTCTCCACCTTCCTCTATCGTGCCTTCAAGCTGCAATAAGTATCCGCAAAAATCATCTGGAGCGAGCCTTTGAGCTGTTACAATGACCGGGGTGTGAACGTCATTAAGACGGTTCTTGAATGTAGAAGTCCACAGTTCGCCAATGCGCTCTTTGGTAGTACTGGAGTAGCTATCCTGAGCCTTCATTGGGTCGTCAATACTCATTGCACCGCTGAATTCTTGTGCTCCCAGTTTACCGCATCCAAACCCTGTTATTTGGCCCATAAAGGGAGCCGCATACATTACACCCCCGCTTGAGGTGGATATACTCCCTTTGGCATTGTTGGACAGTTCGACATTTGGGAAGAATGCGCGGTAATTGGGATCCTCCATGATCCTTCGTATGTTCGTAACATTCCGGGTAGTAAGTTGATCGCTACTCGAAAGATGCATGAACTCGGAACGCGGATTGATGGCAAATCCTATCGCAGAGAAAGACACGACGGCTAATTCTGTTTTAGAATGTCGCGGAGGAATGTTAAACATGAGCCTATTAGTCGGGTGTTCTCCACGGAGTACTTGGTCGAGTTTATGGCATATTATTCGATGATGGGGCGCAATCCGAAAAGGTTGTTTGTTCACAGCCTCGAACATTACGGACGTAAATGCCAAACACCCTTCCTTCAACAAGAAGTCACCTACACTGGAATAATCAGTCATCGCTCCTGCTCATTTGTATTAATTGAAAGAAACGATCTGTATTGAATGTCGGCTGCGGAAGGTCATTACCTTTAGTGTCAGTGTTGGCAGTTTTCTCCGGGGCATTGTATCCGAGCATGCGGTTGATGGTTTCTATCGCCTTGCTTTTGTCCATCAATTCCACGACGGGGCTACCTGAACGGTCAATCTTTATGGACTGGATTAAACGCCGTTTTTCAGGCGGAAGAGATTTTAGGTCTTGGAAAGAAATTGAGGGAACCTGCCGTACGCCATATTCGGTTTTCATATCAACCATGTCGGCATCGACAAAGTCGAGTACGTCGGCATTAATGATGGATACATTAAGCCGGATTAGCTCCTCTTTGGTGATAAGTTCTTTTTCGGCTAATTGGGCTTGAAGTTGTTTTACCCTCCCCGTAACCACCCCGTTTTGAAGCAGCTCGCCCGATCTTTTCCATACCGTTTCATCGCTCATTTTCGAACACTCATACGCAAAGCGATACGCCTCGGATGCGTTGCCGCACTCGAGGTACTTGTTGCAGAACTTCTCCTGCTTTATCGTCAGCTTCCCTTCTGCCATGAAAAACAATCTCTCAAGGCAAAGATGGGAGCAGGCATTTTAATAACAATGGATTCCGCCCCTAATTTTTGAGGCTTTTATCTTTGGACGGATTGTTCTAAAGGTTTGTGTTTTCTCTATAAGGGAACCTTACTTTGGTGGTGTTTATTGTTCTAAAGGTACAAAAAAGCCCCGACTGTGTAGCTGGGGCTGATAGTAAGCATACCAGATTAACAGGTCGATGGCATTAAGCGCCCTTATTGTTTTCGGGATACGATAATTTTTCCGCTTACGACAGATGTATCCTGTTTTTTTTGTGACATAGTGGTTTTGGCGTCCGCAGATTTTGCATTACGTTTAGTATTGCCATATAAAGGCATACTTTTCAGCCCGTCTATGTGTTCGTACAGCCCATTGTCTATATGCTGAGCATACATTGCATCAAGAACGAAATCGATACCTTCTCGGCGTGCTAATTTTGCAGCGGGGACAAAATCAGAATCGCCGGAGATAAGCACAATCTTGTCTACAAACTTTTTGAGGGCAATAGACGCAATGTCAACCCCAATTTTCATATCAATGCCTTTTTGCCTTATCTCAAAGCACACATCATCCTCTACGAAATTGGAAGTATTTTTTGTACCTGCTATTATGTCGTTAACTACACGAGGGCGAAACTGCCACGAGTTTGTTTTAAGAGTGCCTAATCGTAGAGCAACCTTTCGTTTCTTTTTCAGGGCCTCAATAAGTTCTCTTTTAAATTTAGCTTGCGGGGAGCCTCCGAAGTTAATACATTTATGAGATATAGGATTATGAACCCTCTTGTCCAACGGAATACAGTCGTAATAAAATATCCGATACAAGTAATTTTCATTACCTACATGAGAATGCGCCAACCTGTAAATATCATCCGCGACCGTTTGAGGCAATTTACGACCGGATTTATTGTACATCGCGTTGTATCGTTTAATGAAAAATCCTCCGTCAATAAGTACAGCTACTTTTACGGGCGTTGATACACAGGGAACATCTGTGCGCTTTTTGGGCGAGTTATTAGTTGGCATATATTTAATAAAAAAGGCTTCTGGGTCGGCATATTCATTATCAAAGAGGGAATATACGGAAGCCAGAAGCGTAATTGTGTATGCAAATTTACACATTCACTTTTAAACGTGCAAATTTTTCACCAACTTTTTAGTTGCACAATGAAAACGCAGTCGATGATGCGATTATTGTCCCAGCGTATAAAAAAGCCCTGGCGAAAGTCGGGGCGGGCGAGTGGATAGCATTTAGATGTTTTTTGGGGAACTCGAGTTAAATATCATCAAGCGCTTTCTCTTCTTTTTCCGTTGTATGTATAATGGTATTTTTATTGTCATCGTATAGTATAAGGATTTTAGCAAATCTTGTCATTTGAATCATTATAGATCCCGACTCTGTCTCAAAATAAGTTGCATAATGACATTTGTCATTTTTCAGCCCCGTCATTTCGTATCCATCGCCTTCATCATATGGTTCCGAGAAAAAGTGATAATCCTTTTCCGGATTGCCATATTTTTTAATATATATCCGTTTTAAATTGTTAAAATCATATCGGATATCGTGCCAACTGAAATATTCCGGTGTCGATACCGCAATCCTCCATACTGTTTTTGATTTAGGAGTTACCAACAGAGCTATTTCACATTTTTTACCCGTAAATTCTCCTTCCATCGTAACGATATCGTCATCAGAATCTTTATATTGAAACCCCTTTTGCTCTAAAGCGGCTCGGACACCGTCTACGCTTCCGTCAATAGGAATTCCCTGAAATTGGAAATGATCTTCTTGGGCGTTAATTGTCTCAAATGAAATTAAGACAACAATAAGAGTGAGTAAAAGTTTCTTCATAACTATTTAAATTTAATTTTCGTTGACACTCCTCCTTATCTCCGATTTTTTTCTGGCATGAGCGTTATATACTTTAATTGTGAAGGTGAATGTCCGTATCTGTTATTCTCTGTCCAAAAATCCCCCCCCCTCGTCTTTTTGTGCTATAATGGTCTGATGCACAAAATATTAATATATCTGAAAAGAACATTTTTTAGCCCATCGCAAAATTGCCCATTTTGAAAGGAGGGTGTTCGCCTCCTTTCGGGTGCAATCTGCACGATGACGCGTCACAGGCTTTCCGTTAATTCATCTTGCTTTTTTTCGACTGCACCCACTCTTCGAGAGAGGACTTCATCGGCCGCCGTTTGCTGCCCTGCGGTAAGACGACGAATCAATTCGTCTTTTTCCACGAGTTGCTGTTTCAGCGTGCTGATGTAGTCCAATGCCATTGCAAGTGGATCCATCTCCTGCGTGTTTGTTGAGTTAGTAATAGAGTTATCTTTTTGGGTTTCCCCAGTTTCGTTTGCGTTGGTAATATAATTTACTATTTTTTCAGCGTAAACCTCGTTGGGTACCGTTTCTCCTGATCTGTATTTAGCAATGGTAGGTTTGCTTATGCCAGTAGCCTTAGCTATGGCATAATTGCTAATGCTTTCATTTTTAAGTAATTGCAGGGCAGTGTTTATTATGTCGGTACCCATTATAATTTTTGTCTATATTAATTTACCAATTTATAGGTAAATAGTTTACTAAAATTACTTGCGTAGTAAATATATTTACCATATATTTGCAATGTAGAACTAAACTACACCGCAAAGGTAGAGTGTTCTACACCAATAAACAATGTAAAGATATACAAAAGTTTTTGAAATAACCAAGCGTAGCGCCATGAAAACTTACGACAAAAGCAAGATTATGAAGAATGCGTGGTACCTGAAACGGATGCAATCGTCGATGACCTTTTCGGCCTGCCTGAAAAAAGCATGGCGCAATGAGAAGTTGGCGATCATGACGGCGAAGATCGAGAACCGCCCGACGGAGCAGCCGAAGGCCACGGAGTACCGCCCCGAACTGCTGAAAGTGCCGACAGGTTTCTATGGTGTCCGAGGAATGTACTATGGTGACTAAAGCACGATGCAATATGAACGAAGTAATTCAATCGACTGACCGCTTGACGGCACTACTCGAGGAGCAAGCCGCCTGCATCGAACGAATAATGGCGATACTGGATAAATAAACAAAGCTATGAATTATCAAAAAGTAATAGCTCGGACAATAGTAGCAGTTGTAGCTTTCATTTCTACGGGTATCGCATTAGTAACGCTTATCCTTGCTTTACGTGCTATCGAGCCCCTCGGCTTTTATGCTAAATGTGTATGCGGTTTTTGTTGTATTGGAGGCCTATTGCTGATGGTTGCAGGCATTATATCAATCATGATCATGTTGACCGATGAAAATTAACCCGGCAAGAATAAACAAATCTATGAATACTCAAAAGAACGACATCGAACGCTGTGCCTTTGTAAAAGGCTACAATATCATCCGTGCTCGAAGAAAGGGCCGCGATCTTGCCAGCATTGCAATGGACGAAATCAGTCAGGCATTGAAAGATGGCGGGCTGTCGAACAAGGCATTTCACAACCGCAAATACGGCTATGTGAACCACACCCCCACGGAGCGGGAGAAGATAGAGCAGATTTTCATGAAGTGGGGTGTAGATAGCCCCTGGGGTTTGGCATAGGACAATGAAAACCGACACCATACTTAGTAAGCGCGAGCGTGAGGTGATAAACCTTGTAGTATTGGGCTACTCAGCTCGGGAGATCGCAGAGCGGCTTAACGTCATCTACCAGTGTGTGGCGAATCATCTGCAAAGCATCTACGACAAGACGGGCTGCAAGCGAACATTGCATGCACTTGTCACCTGGTATTTCACGCAGAACTTCGGCATCACGCTTAACATATCGGAAATGACCCGGCGGGTCGGAGCGGCGATTCTTCTCTGCCTGTTCTCGGTTGAATTATTGGGTTCCAGCTTTGAGTGTCGCATGATGCGCCGAGCAAGGCGTAGAGCTGACGATATAGAGCTACTTACGGTAATTGAGGATTAACCACGGACTTTAAACACAAAACATACCCACCATGAAAACAATTTATCTCTGGGTTTCAGACAAAGGCTGGACACCCTTTCAGTACAATGAACTTTCTGAATTATCCTCCGAATTTGAGGCGCGCAATATCAAACTGGGCTACGGGTGCAAACTGGGCTACGAGTGCAAACTGGGCAACGGGTGCGAACTGGGCAACAGGTGCGAACTGGGCAACGGGTGCAAACTGGGCAACAGGTGCGAACTGAGCAACGGGTGCAAACTGGGCAACTGGTGCGAACTGGGCGACGAGTGCGAACTGGGCAACAGGTGCAAACTGGGCGACGAGTGCGAACTGGGCAACGGGTGCAAACTGGGCAACAGGTGCAAACTGGGCAACTGGTGCAAACTGGGCAACAGGTGCAAACTGGGCGACGAGTGCGAACTGGGCAACTGGTGCGAACTGGGCAACAGGTGCGATGTTCCGAAATCGCTATTTATAAGCGCATCTCGTCATACAGTATCCTATTGGGGTGAGGATGTTATTCAAATAGGATGCAAACGCTACACCATTTCCGAATGGCAGAAGCATTTCCGAAAAATTGGCGAGGCCAAAGGCTATAGTCCCGAGCAGATGGAGGAATACAAAGGGTATATAGACCTGATCGCTGCAATGCACAAGACGTGGGCGTTACACTAAAACATCCTAACCATGAAAAGCGAAAAAGCAAAACAATATTTGTTGAAAGTGGTAACACCGATAGCGATGATGTATCCCGATTGTCCGGGAGAATGCGATATTAAGCTAATAGAGGCAAAACGGGCTATCGAGCTTGCCGAGCAGGAGGCCGAGGAGCGGATGCGGAAGAAAGCGATTGAGGCGTATTGCATCGGATGCATCTGTTATGAAACGGGGGTCTGCGCATTAGGCCCCGATAAATGTGCCACAAAATCACTTTTCATCCAAAAACTGAATGAAAATGGGGAAGACTAAACACCGTGCTAAACGGCTAAGTGCTGGACACTATGAGTATCGGGGCTTCAAGGTGATTTGCGTTGGCTATTACCCTCCTGAACAAAAGGTGGCATGGGAAGCTGTCGACGAAAATGGGGGCGGATTTGCCCACTCATTTTCGCTAAAAAACACAAAGAAGTTGATAGACATAGAAATAGACGGGTATGAAAACGATTGAGGAAAGAGCAAAAGCATTTTGCGAAAAAAACATCTGCGTAGATTGCGGAGATCGAAAGAATTGCGACCGGGGGTGTGTGGGATGCTGTATTCCTACCTTCTCTGCCCTTGAATGGCTTATCCAGTTCGGAAAATCCGAGCACGAGGAACTGACGCGCTGGCGCAACCCGAAAGAGGAGCTGCCGGAAGAACATAGAGATGTTGAAGTCAAAACGGATAAAGGAAAGGTGTCGGTTTGCAACATGGATTTAGATGAGCTGGGTCACCGTTTTTGGAATGTAAGCCGTACAAATTATATGATTCCAGATGCGAATATCATCGGCTGGCGGGAGATTCATGAATAAGACGGAGATATGGAAACAGAGAAAACAGCGGCCGAAAGGCGAGAGGAATTGGCAATCATGTGGATTTGCCGAGGCTATCTATACTGTCACGATATGCTGTCCTCGGCCGAATCTAAGAGGGTATGTAAAAGGATATCGGCCTTTCAGGATAAGCACCGAATCGCTATCACGCGGGAGCAGATCGACTGCGTGGAAATTAAATATAATGACGAGCCATGACACCGAAAGAACTGTACGACTGGGCGGTCGAGCAGGGAGCCCAGGACTACGATATTATGGTGGATGGTGATGCGATAGATTATCAGTTACCGGAGATTGATGAACGACTTAAAATAATAGAAATCATACGATGAAACGAGAACTCACACTGGCCGACATTGCGGGGTATCTGCCATATGACCTGAAAGTTCAAGACAGAGATCAGGATATTTGGGGGCTATGCCAACTTGGCAATGCAGACCCTTGTCAGAATGGAGATATTGGATTAACTACCGACGATGGCGCATGCCTGCAATACGACTACCTCGACGATATACTGCCCGTCCTTCGGCCGATGTCCGATCTGCACGTGGAGATCACCGAGCGCGGTTACAACGAGGGGAAACCGTTCGTGCCTATTCTTGAGTTGGCGAATTTATTGGGATCCCCGGCGCTGTATCAATGGATACTGAATTCAGACGGGTGTTGTGCGTTTTCTCCTGAAGCGATGGACTATTTCCGCTGGTTGGAAGAAGAAAAGTCATTTATCCATAGCTTATCGTATGGGGACTCATCTACGGGCTACGTTATATGCAACCAGCATGAAATGTATGACCTGTTACACCGCCTCCACTTCGACTACCGCGGTCTGATCGACGCCGGACTGGCCGTCAGCGTTCACGATTTACCCACAAATCCCTATGAGGCGTGAAAACCAAACTACTGCGCCGACTGAGGAAGGAGGCGCTCACAGAATGCCCCTGCGAGGAATTACAGGCATTTGCAGAATATGTTGGATGGAGCCATGACAAAACCCGCAGGCGCATCCAAGCAAAAAAGATGAATTACATCCTCCGCCGCGTTGCGGAGCTAAAACAGAAGAGAAAATGAAAACAAAAGTGACATTCAAAGATAGTTTTGATGATAACAAAATATCAGTAGAAATTATCCATAAAAAGACTATTAGGCTGGAGATGGGCGATTCTGATGCATGGCTATCACTTGACGATTTTGAGGAATTCATCCAAGAATGCACCCGGCTTGCGGTGAAACTCAAAGAAAGCAAAAAGAAATGAAGAATGAAATTATAGCGTGGGCGTTGCTTTCAATTCTCGGAATCGTCACTGTTTGGCTTGGGTATCGCGCCGTGGAAATACACGAACGGCTCAGAAAATCAATTGAGGAACTCAAAAAAGAAATAGAATCCCATGAAAACAGGACTTGAGATGATCGCAGATAAGCGAGCCGATATATGCACATGGGAAGGTGCTGATTCAAGGGTGCATTTGATTCGAAGTGTTCTGGGGTGGGCTTATGAACACTTTACAGACGAAAGGTACGATCATGCCCTCCGGTGTTTAGCTGAGGCCGGCGCCCTTATCGCCGCCGAAATAGACAGGATAAACAATTTGTATAAATGAAAGCACAGCATGTACGACTGCGAATATATGTCGTAAACAGATGGCGGAATCCGGGCTGCGGTCATTTTATACTGCTCGGCCTGAGTAAATTTTGGTTCGGCCCAAGTAGCTATAAATTGTCGGTTCACCTCTTCGGAATTGAGATCGCCGCAGAGATCGACAGAATCAACAACCTCAAACAAGAATAGCATAATGGATAAATTTCAAGCACTCAACAAACTTTCCCGTGAAGTTTACCAGAATGCAGTAGACCACGGATTTTATGAGGCAGAACAGGAGATGGTCAATACGGCGGGTCGCGACATATCCAAGCACGAAATCCTACAACATTTAGTATTTGGCCAACGGGTAGCGCTGATTCATTCGGAGCTATCGGAGGCGTTGGAAGCAGACCGGATGAATAGGTTCGCTTCTTTGGCGAGCTTCAATAGTAAACGACAGGTGACTCCACGAACAGGGGTCGACCCTTTCAAGGATAAGTTCGAAACTCACATTAAAGACACGGTGGAGGATAAAATTGCCGATGCGCTCATCCGCATTCTCGACCTGTGCGCGGCGAATAACATAGACATCGGCACCCATGTCCGACTGAAAATGGCGTATAATGCCATGCGGCCAAAGATGCACGGCAAGAAATACTGATGGGCTGCTGAAAACAGAACATGAAAAGACCGAACGCCCTACAACAAGAATAACTATGCAGAATATCAATTTGGTGAGATGAGCGATTTGATCTGTCAAATAGTCACCCGTAAAATATATGCTTACGTGGCTGAGATATACGGGACGCCCACGTTTTGGGACGACAAGTGGTGTCTTATGGTTTATGTACTTTGGTGGGATAATGGATGCCCAATACGCGAAGGAATGGTATTAAAGTTCAACACTAAAGAAGAGGCGGAACGGGTGAAAATCGGGACGATAGCGAAGGATAAAACACTTTTTGAATTAGTAAAATAGCAATGAGTATGAATATATTTAAGATACGCATGGGGAAATGCTGGTGTCACGAGCACACCGCAGGCCATAGATATTTGGAGGTATGGCTATTTGGACACTTCTATGTATTATTCAAATACAGAGGGGCGTGCAAAGATTGCGACGCTCCGTTTTGAAAAAAAATAGCGAGATTCTCGCAAAATCTCGATAAACTGAAATAATTATGAGAGAATTTGACTTATCGGCCGCCAAAGCAGGCGCGCCAGTGTGCACGAGAGACGGAATGGAAGCTCGTATTATATGCTTTGATCGTGTTGATCTTGAATACCCAATTATAGCACTATATAAAACAGAATTAGGGATAGAGCACATGCGATCATTTTCTCCTAATGGGCTTCAATTTGATGGAGTTATTAGCGATGAAGACCTGATGATGCGCGACGACGACTACGCCGAGAAGCTGGCGCGGGGAGAGTACGGGAAGCATATCGACGAAGCTACCGAAAAGGTTGATCCAACTATTAAGGAAAACTTAACAGTTGACCGGGAGTACTGGCGGAGGGTGTATGCCGGGGAAATAATGCCTGTCGTATTGCATGCGGTTATTACAAATCGTGCGAAGATCAAAGACGAGTACAAAGGCACGCCCGCTGAAGAGGCGATTGCTTGTTCTGCTATCGTCCTCGCCGATGCCCTCCTTGAAGAGCTGGAGAAAACGGAGAAGAAATTATGAAAAAGCAATATAATGAAAGGCCAACAACCATAATAGTTTGGCTGGTCGTAATACTGGCAATAATAGTTATGATCGCCTTTACCGGAATCAAGCCGGCAATGTAAAGGGCTCCCTGATCCGGAGCCCTTTGCGTTTGTGGCGCTCTCAAGCCCCACCTTTGACACGTCACTCCAAAGGTAGCAACTTATTTCGATAAAAGCAAATGGGGAGAAGGGCGGAAGGGCGGCCAACTATCGCCGACTATACGGTATGGACAAATGAACTGAGCCGGGAAGAACTGATGATAATTATACATGGCATATGTAATCATCGGATCAACCAAGCGAAGAGAAAGCTCCAGTTTTTGCGGGCGCAGCGTGACAGGCGCCGAGCCACGCGGGGTAAATATAGGGAACCGAATCCGCCTATTTCGTGGCGGAGGTTTAAAACAAAGGAAAGAAATCATATTGACGGACGGCAGCAGGAGTTGCCACTATTTTTATAGAATATGGATAGTTTGCTCATGCAAGTTATGCGGGATCGCCAATCCGACGCGATGCTATTGATTAGCGCTTCAGATTTGCGTACCTTTGCAAATGTGCTCATTCAGGAGACAGGGGATAGCGTTGCTGAAAAAACGTTCAGTGCCGTGAAAGCAGCTATGGGTGATAAGATAAAGTATTGTACCCGTGGAGAGGCGTCCGAGATTTTAGGAGTGTCCTATCCGACATTGCATCGGTGGGAGAAAGAAAAGTGTCTAATCCCGGTAAGAATAGGACGAAAAGTGCTATATTTGCGTAATGAAGTGGACGCATTCAAAGCACGAGGACGCACACGAAGTTTGGGAAAATGAAGTGAAAACCTGTATTATATCGCCAAAAATAAGCCAAAAACATGAATAATAAAAATAGCAACCATCAGATTGTCAGATGATTGCTATTTTGAAATTGTAGTCCCGACGGGAATCGAACCCATATCGTAAGAACCGGAATCTTATATTCTATCCATTGAACTACGGGACCGGGAGTGCAAAGATGCAAAAAAAAAATTAATTATACGAAAAAAAATGCGGGAAAAGCAGAATAATTGGCAAAGAATCGAGGCTGTGATCAAATGGGCCAACATGTCAACGAACTATTTCGCGCGGCATATCGGTCTTGCGCGAGGGGAAAATCTTTACCAAATCAAACGGGGCAACAACGGCATTTCGCTCGATGTGGCCGACAGGATCGTTGCTAAATTTCCTCAGGTGGACAAGCTGTGGCTGCTGACAGGCGAGGGGCAGATGTTCGCCGACGCGCGGACGCGCGGCCCCCAGATCCCTTTTTACGACGTGGAAGCCGGTGAACAGCGACTGGCTGAAAGCCGCATGGGACGTGAATTCTTGGATACAAG